CGGAATATTGTAAGGATTGCCGTAGAAGTTTTGCAGATAGAAAGCGCCGTCGCCATTACTATAGGTCGCGACGTAGGGCGTTCCCTGAATGATGGTCCCCGCCAACAGTTCCGCGCCCGGCGACGAGCGCAGCGGCCTCGTCCCGAGCGAATCCACATTCAGCGTCACCGTCGCGCCGTTGGTTGTATGCGGCGTGAACGCGATCATCTGGCCTCCTAAATGGGCCAGTGTATCGAACACCTGATAAGACGAAACGGTATATGCGGTCGAGGTGCCGCCGGTGACGATGGCGCCGGCGACGTCGTCGCGGTATTTCGCGGTCGCGGCCATCATGGCGCGCGCAGAGTCGTTCACGGTGCTCGGCGCCTGGCCTTCCTGCCAGTTGATCGTCGAATCCGCCGTCGCATCGGAAGCCGACGTCTGCGACCATTTGTAAAGTGTCATTTTTTATGTTCCCTTGAAAATGAAAACGGCGACCCCTGCGGGATCGCCATTCGCTGTTGCTCGTGTTCCTGCGATGGAAATGGCGGCCGCTGAGTCCGGTTCAGACACAGTTTATGCGTCGCCCCAGCACGCCCAGCGAATCCTACCGCCCGTCTCCGCCGTTGATCTCGAGATATTGCGCGCAACGACATGCCGGCGCGCGCGCGGTCAGCAATTTTCGGATCACGCCGAGCGGTACGCCCGGGCTTTCCTTGGCCACAGCTTCCGCCTTCGCGTCGATGAGGGCGTCGATTTCGGCACGAATTTGCCTGATGCGATCTTCGAGGGGCAGCGTGCGCGTCAATGCGGCGTTTTCGGGTGACATGTTATCATTCCATTGGTTATTTGCTGTGCGGTTTTATCGCGTGAGCCGAGTTTCTCTCGCGAGACCGCAGCTTCATTCTGCACGCCATGGTCGGCGCCCATGACATCGTCGACGGCAACCGCGGCCACACCGTCGAGCATCGAGTCAGCGTCTATAGAGGGGACTGAAGATCGGTGGCACAAACCGTGTGGGATCTGCACGGTCGTCGCCGGCCAGCGAGCGTATCCATTCGCCAATGCTGTCGCTGGCGAATGGCGCATAATAATTGGATGGGTCAAAGGGCGGCGGCGGTTTGGTCGGATCGAACAAAGGTGTCTGCGGATTGTTGCCGGTCCATGATTGCGCAGGGTTGCCGCTGTCGGGAAGTCCTCCGGCTTGCTGCGGCGGTGAAGACTGTCTTGCGGAATTGTCGCCTGCCAAAACAGGGTTGGCTATACATCCGTTTAGAAAACTCATATCAGCATATTCGTGGGTACGTTTGTAGCATTCGCGTTCCTCAGCTTGGTATCGCTCATCGCAATAGTTCTTAGGATCGTATGCACCACTGAATGTTTCTGCACGCTCAGCTGCGCGGGCAACCACTCCCCTTCGGTAGGCCGCCACCGCTTCGTCGGGGTCGAACACTTCGTCTTCATCATCACTTTCCTTGCCAGTCGGAGTGCTCGCTGGTTTGTTGCCCGGAAGCGGGCGCTTCTTTTGATTCAGTATAGTTGTGCCACCACCGTCGGCCAAACCTGATAGTATTCTCCGCTGCATTTCCAAAATCAGCCCCGCCGCTTTTAATCCGTCCGGAATAGCCGGCATCGGAATCCGCGGAGGGGCTGGTGCGGGCACCGGTGGAAGAAAGGATAGCCCCCCTGGCAAGACTAGTTGTGCTGTCTTGATTGCGGACGGTGGAGCGCTGGAATCCGATCCGGGCACTTGTGACGACGCGTCGTTGCCTTGGCTTAAGTAGCGACTCAACTGATCTGCATCGGTCGCCTCTGCCCTCCGATCAGTAACATAAACCCGCGCAAGCCGCCTGAAGTTCGGATCCCGCGGCTCCGATGGCGTCGGTTTGTTACCTGGCTGGGACGAATTCTGCTCGGCTTGCAGCGCGAGCAGTCGTCCGAGCAAGCCATCTTGCGGACCGCCATAGCTGCTCTCCCCATTCGCAGATGACCCGGAATCGGCACCCGGTTGAACCTGTCCCTGCTGCACCATCGCCTGCAGCCTGCCGAGCAAGCTAAAGGACGCGAGGGAGTCCAAGCTTCAACGCCATGGCATCAACTTCGGTCTGGCTCTGGGGATATGCCTCGTAAACAATTTTCGTCTTAATCAAACCGGTGTAATACCTCGGATGCCAGGTCCAAAGAACATTTGGGTTTGCTCCTGTTCCCTCGAACATACTTTTCAGAAGTTTTCTGATCGTGAAACTTTCCGGAGGCCATTCAAGCGGTGGATCAACTGCTCTTCCTACAAAAAATTGATCTTTTATCCGGCGGAGTTCTCCGCCCCAGCGTTGATATTCCAGCGGTGAATCGGAGCACGGCAGTTTTTCAAGCCGCATGGGGCCGCCATCTTTCGACACTTCCAGTGAAGAACAGAGCGGAGCCATTGTATTGTGCCATGCGACTAGACAATCCTTAATGACGAAGGCCTCCGCCGTTGCGACAAGGAGGAAATTGGCACAAGCGGAGAGGCAGTAGTCATAGGCAACGACGGTTGCGCGCCGCTCTCGAAGCAAATCGGCCAGAGCCATAGCGGTGCGCGACTCTCCGCCGAAACTCCTCACGACGAACAAACCTTTTTCCGTGAGGGCCTTGGCCAGAGAGATATCCTGCTCCTCCAGCACATCACCATCAAAACACAAGACCCGCTTGTCGAAATCGAGCGCCATCGGTCGCTTCACATTGCCGCGGCAAAAATCTACCGCGCGAGCGTAAACACCAAAGTCGGGTTGTTGGGCACGCGAAGTTTCCGCGCCCCAGCAAACCAGGAATGATGCGCTCAGAGCTGCAAATCTTACGATGCGGAAAATGAAAGAACGTCGATGGCTAAAGCGCTCGCGATGAAACGCATCCGTTGCACAGCCAGCCTCGCCAAGCTTCAGGCGTGACATCTTCAATGCCCACACTTCGTTACAAGGACACCCTCAGCGGCTATAGAACAAAATAAGAACATCGTCAATTGCCTCAGTGGTGCCGGGCGCATCGGCCGTCACAATTCGCCCTCCGACGTAACGTCGCGCTCAACGCCGGCAATGTAGCTCCAGCCCGTGACCGCGGGGATGCTACCTTGAAACGCGAATAACGGGTGGCGCGGCGCAGATCGCACCGTCCGGTTCTGGAATTGACCAGCACTTCCGTTCCAGCCGTCGCACTTGCGATTTGCGTATCGCGGTACGACACCGCACCATAAAGCGTGGCAGCGTCGGTTATCGGGCGGAATCCCCGAATGAATATCTCGGTGCCATCGGTCCCCTGCTCCGCGCTTTCCAGCGTGGCCTCGAGATTGGCGCCGCGGAAGAAACCCAGCACATGCGCGCCGGAGAACTGCGCGATTTCCGGCTGCACCGCCGTGGCATAGGCATCGAGGCTCAGGGTCAGCGCGTCCAGCGAGGACGAGATGCTGTCGAGATTTTCCAGCGTCAATCCAGTCTGGGAAATGCCGAGCAGATATTCGCCTGTCACCGACACCGGGAAGAACCGATCCAGCAGGAAATCATAACCGAGCAGTCTGTCGAAAGTCCCGACGGTGCCGGAGACAGACTTGTACGCCCAATAGACCCGGGTGCTGCGCGGATCAGCGGCACCCACAAACAGTTGCAGATTGCTCTTGTCGAGATCGGCCAGCAACGTCCGGTCGACTCTCTCCCGCCCGATCTGCTCGGGCACGCCACCGGGCTCGATCTTGTGAAAGCCCTGGCCCGCGTAGAAAAAGATTCGCTCGCCTGCCCGGATGATCGAGTATGGCGCATAGAGGCCCTTGTCCTGGGTGATGCGATCGATCTGGAAGATGATCGGCGAACCCGGTACATACGACATGCGGCGGATCGCCTGGTCCTGAAAGATGATCCCGGATTCGCCGCCCGCGACGCCACGGACAATGCCGCCATCGGGGAAATCCTGATGATCGGATCCCGCCGTCAATCCGTCCCATGACGTGGATGCGTTGAAGCTGTTCAGTCCCGACCATTGAATGCGAAAGGGACTCGAGAGCAACCCTGAGAGCACAAGAAAGCGGCCTACCACGCTGATATACGCTGCCTGCGGCGGCGAGCCCAAAGCGTTTACGAACGTCGTGGCGGATGACAGATCGAACACCTGCAGGACCGCATTGGCTTGCGTGGCGAAGACCAGATCGCCGGTCTGCGCAAATTGCCACTGGGCGGTTGAACTGAGCGCACTATAGGTGCCGCCGCTCAGGGAAACGTCGGTCCATGTGAAGTCGGTATTGTTCAGCCTGTAGAGCTTGGTGCTTGTTCCGGCGAAGGTGACAACCGTGCCGTCGGATTTCAGCGCGTAAAAGGCGCCTCGGCAGGCCGCGGGGAGCGCTGACGTATAGGCCGAGAAGGATGGAAACGGCCCGTAGCCGTCGCCGCGCGGAATAGCGTTCAAGATATTCCGGGTGGCTTGGCCTTCATAGTCCGATACGTCGGGCTTGTATTCGCCGAATGCGAGCAAAGGCATTATTTAGTTGTCCACGGATCGGGTTGAAGGATGGCCGGCGTCCATGTTTCGGCCTGCTTTGGTTTGACGGTCCATATTTCGGATTGTCTGGGTGTTGCCGTCCACGATTCCGGTTGAACTGCCTGGGTGGTCCAGTTGCCGGCATCGAATGGGCGCGGAAACCAGGCTTCATGATTCCGCGTTAGCGCGGCAGGATCGCCAGTGGTGATGTAAGCGCCGGGCGCGACAGGCATTCGGGCAGAGAATGTCGCGGCGCTACCGGCGACACGGTAGGAGCCTGCCCCGCTCAACAGTTTCGCGATGAATGCGGCCGCGTTGCCTGTAAGCGCATAACCTCCAGGATCGGCCGAAAATTTTGCTGCGAACGCCGAGGCGTTTCCGGAGACGCTGTAGGAGTTTGCAGAGGACGCAAGTTTCGCGCTGAAAAGTCCGGCATTCCCTGCCATCGAATAGGTAGTCGCGGGCGAAGGCTGCGATATCGAAAACAGCGCAGCCGGCGCGGTGATTGCAAAGGCCCCCGTGATGCCGGACAGGATTACTGTAGTAACGCCTTGATCGGCACCCTGCCCTAAAGCTAACCTACCAAGCGCTCGAAACCGAGCATTTACGAATACCACTCGATCGAGCAGTTACCGGCTTCTCCGGCGTTTCCTGCCGTCGTTGCACCTTTGACGCCGACGGCGCCGCCGCCGCCGAGGCCGCCCGGGGGCACGCCGCCGGTACCAATAACCGCTGAACCGCCGCCAGCCGAAGAGACGCCAGGGCGGCCCGCAAGGTTAAGATCGGCCCCCCGTACTTATTGCGCCACCGGCACCCCCAGCGGTGTTGCCTGTCGTACCAACAACTGAACCTGCTCCACCATTAACGGTGAGCGTGGAAATCGTCTGCGTACCCGAAGCAAGGCTACTATTGCCGCCCGTGCCACCCGCACCGGGAGTAGAAGCTCCCGCTGTACCCACCGCGCCGACTGTTAACGCCAGCGTGTTACCGGGGGTTAGTCCGGTCAAATATTTTTCCAGGTAACTGCCGCTACCGCCTCCCGCCGAAGGCGTAGACGTTGTTGATGAGCCACCAGAACCGCCGCCGGGAGCGACCATCTTCACAAGGGCGCGGGTCGCTCCGGCTGGGATAGTGATCGTTTGCGTAGCGCTATAGACGTTGTAGGCAACGAACCCCGTCGAGGCAGGCAAACGAGCGCTGTTCAACGTGCCTGTTGTAAATAGGGATGCATCGTTAAGCGTCTCAGCGCGTGGCGAAATGAAAACTTCCGCCGTTCCTGAAAGGCTTATCGCGGCGTTGCTGTTGGTGGACTTCGTGACGGTCCGCGAAAGCGTCGTTCCGGATGCCGTATAGGTTCCGGTGCCGTGCTCGCTATTCGACCCGTCTTTAATGGCGTAATCGACCACATCGCCGTTCGCGACGCCCGCGAGCGCAAATGTGAGATATCCCGAAACCGCGCTCCCAAGCGTGATCGTTCCCGTGCCCGTCGTCGCCGTTGTCATGCGGACGAGATTGTACAGTTTTGCCATTTACGTGATCGTCAGAATGCCGTTGGTCTGGTCGATATCGACTGTGAAGGTGTTGCCGTTGGTCAGCGTGATCGCAGTGCCGTAGTCCCACCAGCCGATTAGCGGCTTGGTTGCCGAAGTGCTGTTGTAAAGCACCGCATATTCAAACGGCCCGATCGAGCCGCCGGAAGCCGTCCAGGACGGATCGGTGCCGCCGATGAATTTGAAGGTGCCCGAGGTCTGCGATCCCGTGATGGTGCCGACCGTCGTCCCGCCCGCGGTGTAACCGTTCGCGGTCGAAATATCTGCGGGGGTGTTGTAGACCGTATTGGTCGCGACCGGCGCCGTGCTGGTCAGATAAACCTTATAGATTTGGGCCGTGCCGGTTTTCATGTCGTGCAGTGCGTTCGCCACATCCAGCACGAAACAATTGAATTTGTTGAATGACGCCATTTGCCTGATCCCCCTGGAAAACTTGCCCTTAGAAAATTTGCCCTGAAACGCGAACCGTCATCGGCCCGGCATTGAAGGTCGAGGTCAGCCCAAGACCGTTCAAATCGTTCAACGCAGTCGTAAAGCCGAGTCCCCAGGTTTGAATCCGGCGTCCTCCTTGAGGTAAGGCGCGGACTCCAGCAGCGCGCCGTAGAGGTACAAATCGGGCGCGAGCGTAAGCAGCCAATTCGGTGAATTTGCAGCCAGCGGCGGAATATTCTGCCGGTACACCATCTCGATCGTGTATTCCTGGTCGGGTGTCGGCGCTAATTCCATCTCGGTTCCGAACATCGTGAAATAGCGCGGCTGCGCTGCGACATCCGACGTGCCGAAACGATATTCATCCATCTGCGTGCCCGACTTGAACTCAAGACAGGGCTTTCCAGTGACGCTGGACAGCCTCACCCGTCGCATCGACTGGAAATCCGATGGCAGCGAAATAAATTCCGGCTCTTTCGAGGTCATATCGACCAGGGCCGTAGAACGCGCTTCCATCTGCCGCACGAACAGCGTGCGATTGAATTTCGCTTCCGCCAGTACGATAAAATCCGGAATCCGCGCAATCAGGGTTGCGTCCTGATCGCGCGTCAGCCATTCGGTGACCGCGTTGACAAGCGTTGCGTAGCTGTTGATTGCCATTATTTCGGCTCCGCCGACCAGCCGGCCACAAGCGCCGGCCTGTCCGTTCTCAAATAGGCCCATTCGGGGTCTTGCAGCTTTTGCTGCACCACCTGGTCGAATTCGGGCGTGAACATGCGCAAGGACGTGTTGCCCCTTGCATGTTCTTGATCGAACCAGCGCACATAGATGACGTTGGGAATGCGTGCGATGTGACGCCCCCAATCGCTGCGCTGATCCTCGTTGCGAGAAACCTTGTTCCATTCAAGGATCGGCTCGACGTCCTGGACATGCTGGATCGTCAGATCCCGGCCGTTACCGTCGAGCAGGATTCGGGCCTCCATCATGAGACTTCCGTGATCCACAACGTGCCGGCGGTCGCCGTGACCAGGCCATTGGTTGCGGCCTTGATCGCCGCGATATGCTGGCCAGGCGTGACGATGACATACTCGACGACATTGGCTGGCAGATACGGGCTCGCAATTGTCGCGGCCTGGGCACCGTCGCCGATCTGGTAGCAACACCCGGAGTCGCTGACGAGACGGACCTGGTAGGTCTCGGTTCCGAATGCGTTGGTGGCCGCCGCGGACGAATCATAAGCGATGGTCTGCGTGATGCCGGGCCGTGATGCCTGCTGTTTGGGGAAGAAGTTTGCCATGTTACGCAGCCCGCACGGCGACGGAGAAATGCATCGGGATGCTGGCACCCGAAGCGCCGGAGGGTGTCAGCACGATGACGTCGTCCTCATTCAGATAGGTCGGCGAAGCAGGGAGACCGCTGAAAAGCTGCCCAGCGGCCGAACCCGACTGCGTCACGGTGAAAGTCACCAGCGTGGTGGAGTTGACCGATACCGTGATGGTGCCATCCGCCGTAGTGATGGCGCCCCCGAGTATGCCGGTCGCCTTCAACAGACGGCAACGAAAGGGCGCGCGCACATAGGCGGCTACAGGCGTGCCACCGCATGACGGCGTGTAGGCCGTGAGATCGATGGTATTGAGAGTATGATTGCCGGGAAGTGGCATAGATGCCTCCAAAAAGAACCGAAGAAAAAGGGGCGACCCGAAGGCCCCCCAGGGTTAAGTAGACAATGCAGCCTACGACGTCGTCAGATCGAACACGCCGCCGGACGATTTCTCGTTGCGCGCAACCAGCGCATACTCTGCAAGGATCTGCCGCCGGTCAGAGTCGCCGGTTTTCGCCAGCGGAAGCGACACCATCTTTCTGCCGTTGAGATAGGCCACCGCCCACTTGTCCATTTCCAGAACCAGTACGTCGCGGGCCCGCTGGAAGCGGTTGGCGACGACCTTGAGCGTTCCGAAATCGGATTCGTAGGCATCGACCGACGCCACGATCTTCTTCGACTTGGTTTCCTCGAACGCGGTTGCCCGGCCGGTGAAGGTTGAGAATACCTGCTTGTTGAAGGCGCCGGTGAAGATCAAGCCGGGCTTGCCGCCGTTGGTCCAGATCGAGGACAGCACGGTCTTCAGCGACGCCTCAGTAAAGGCGCGCTGGGTGCCGTCGGTCCGCGAACCGGTGCCGTCGATCGGCGACGGATCGGCCGGTGAGCCTGCCGTGCCCTTTGAAGTATTGCTCGCGATCCAGGACAGAATCGAAGCGGTCTGGCGGGCCGTCGTGGTATTGCCGGTAACCTTGGCCTGGTTGGTGCCGACCAGCGTGGTCTCCATGTCGCGCTTCAGCTCAAGGCCCTTGAGCATTTCCTGATACGCAAGCTCGTTGTCGCGGCCGGCGTGATCGACCGCCTGCTGGGTGCCGGTTACCCGCGCCACCTTGTAGGAGATCTGGCAGATGTTGCCGAGACGCACCGTTGGCGTGGTGGTGTTGGTGGTGGGGTCGTCACCTTCGAGCTGCGCGTTCGAGCCGGAAGCCGCCGCCAACGCCTGGGTTTGCCATTCGTGATTAACGGCGGTGGCCTTTTCCTTCTCCGCGCCGGTCATGAACGGGATGTCGGTCGGATCGATGCGATAGATCATATCGCTGAGGTCTTCGCGGTTGCCAACCGCCTGATAGGTGGCAAAGGTAGAAGTCGGAAGAGTCATGGTTGGTTATTTCCTTGATGATGTCCGGCGCCCCACGGCGTCAAGCTGCGCGACGTGCAACTGTGAGCCGTCATGAACGACCGGTATGCGCTCTCGATCTGAGGGCCTGGATGGATTCTGACTTCGGCACGTCCGGCGGTTCATCGTTTCTGTTCGCGCAGATGCAGTCTCTTGCTGCAGGGCGCGAGGCGAGGCTCTCAAACCGCTGTTGACGTCCTTGTCCAAGACCTCAGGCGCACGAGGCGCGGAAACGGCTTCCGGTTCAGCTTCCCTGGGGTATCTTCGCCGGGCGCCTGTTCAATTGACAGGGTCGGCATTGGCGTATCGCCAATTCGATGGGCTGCGGTCGCCCTTGGGCGCGCTCGGCAGATTGTCTTTGGACCGGTGACGCGGTCCGGATCAGCGGCGTCCGGTCAGCGTCTGTAGAACGGACTGAAAATTGGAGGTGGGCCGAATTCCACGGGATCCTCGGGCTCGACACCCGCCAAGGAAGCGATCCATTTTTCGATAACTTCGACACAGTGATCGTGCTGACGTAGCCATAGCGATAAGCAATGGCCGCAGTGCCCTCACATGATCCCGAACCGTCTCTTCCGCTCGGCTACCTGAAACAACTCTTTCAATTCAGCCTGCGCCAGTTTGCCGTTGGCCACGATAGCGGTGAGATGATCGCGGACTTTGCCGACGATGTTGATCGCGAGGAAAAGCTTTTCGCGCGCGACGACATCGTCGATCGTGCTGACGCGCCAAGCCGTGGTGTAGCTTTCTTCCAGTCCGTGGAAGGCTTCGGTTAGCAGTTCGTTGTCGATCAACTCCTGCGCGCGAACGGCTTTAACGGCGGCCTGCTCCAGCGGTTTTCATCATTCATCGGCTTTGTCCTTTGCACTCTTGCTCCATTGCGACTTCAGATCATGACTGCGCGCGGTTGCCGCCATGCCCAAGGCAGATTCGGCCACATCCATCTGATACTGCGCTGGTGTTTCGTTCGTCTTCCGAACCATGCGCTGCAGAATCAATCCGGCACCGGGGTGACGGCTCCGTGCCGAAGGAGAGAATTATCAGCAAGCCCCGCAGGCCAATTCGATTTCATTGATCATCGTTGGAATTTCCATCCATCATGCCAGCGCCAACGGGCACGGCAACGCTGATGAACTGGATGACGTTGTTCAGGCGCGGATCGCTATAGACGAGCGCCGGAATGCGGGCCGCCATATTGGAGTGACTGTCTTGATGTAATTCGGATCGGCCATACAGGCGCGCCAGTCGGAATTCCGACAATCAATCCCCAGGTGGCAATAATTCCTTTGGAGTAATATCGAGAAATTTTGAATGCAAAGAGGAAGAGATATCTATCAGGGCGGACATCGACTTTCCGAGTGATAACACGGCCTCTGAAAATTCTTCAGAAGAAAGATTGTTCTTCATGTAATGCGCTATACCATCTAAATTGGCTTGCGCTCCTATTAACATTCCGTCAATCCTGATCGCTACGTCTCGATCCATTTTCCGCTCCAGGTTCGTTTGCTAAAAGTGTCTGTCTCATCTTGGGAAGCCGGAAGACCCGCCTGCCTTATTGAATACATCGATGTATTCTGCCTTTGCCCGCTGGCGTATTTTCTGAGCCAGTGCTGATTGGTCCTGCAGATCCGCAGCAGCCAGCTCGCGAAGGTCGCGCTGCTGACGCATCAGTTCATCTTGAACAAGTGGATTCGACAATATCCGTTCTTCCGCTCCCGCGACGCTCGGGTCGACATCCTCGTGATTGCTTACGAAGCGATCCAGGGCGTCATACGCCCGTTGGGCGGCCCAAACTGAGTCCTGAGATTTGCCATTCTGACGACAACGCAGGGCGTATGCGACCGCTGCCGCGGGGTCATCAGTCCATTCCTGCCCCGGAATCAATATGTCGTCTTCATCGGGGATGAGCTTCATTAAAAAATCGATGTTCTGTTGCAGCTCCTCCGGATTCATCTGGATACCCTGAATATCCTGCCAGAGGCACTCGAGGATTTCCGTCAATAGATTCGGATTACCGCCGCCTGTCTTGTGTGAAAAATGCACATACGCGGGCAACAGGCGTTCGGCAACGGCCGCAGCAAAGACCACGCGAAACGGTACCGCCATGCGATCGAGTTCTCTCATCATCGATCCTTCGTTGTACCTAAGAATTCCCATTGATTTCACCTGCGAGGGAAGACAGCTGTCGTCGAACTCGTTAACCTGCCGCCACGAGACTCTATGATGGCAGCGCACTGCGGACATATAGCCCGGGTCACCGCCAATTTCGAGGGTGTTGCTCCGATAGTCGCAGCTTTGTCCAGCGCGGTGATTTCCGCGTGAACGCGTGGGGCTTTCGCGGCTATTGCGAGTGCAGATCTTTTGCAGGCGGTTGCGGATCAGAGGTCTCTCCGTCGTTCCGCACAATTGACGGGAGCGGCGGCGCGGACACCGGCGTTTGCGGCGCGTGCGGCGGTTGACCGAAACCCACATCCGGTTGCGGCTGGCCCTCCAGGTGCGCCCTTGCCTGTTGAATCACGTCTTCCACACTGAACGGATCGTGGTCCACCGGAACGAGCGAGGCGTCGGAAAAATCCGGCTGATAGTCAACCGGCACCAAAGAGTAGTCAGGCATGGTGAACCACCAACATGTATTTGCCGGATCGTTTCGAGTCAGCGACGTAATGATGACCGTCCCTCGCCTTCCGCGCACCCGGCGGATATGAGCCCGGCGTCCTCTGCGCCTGTGTCGCGGCCTTCAGATGCGCATCCAACACCGCCATTTTGGCCTCGAGCTCGACTTTGATCTTGGTAAGTTCAATCTCGGCCTGGTTCTTGACCCTGCAGATGGAGTACGTCGTTCTGCATCTTCTGTTGGTGCACCTGCGTCCTGATGCCGTCGATCGCTTGATCCGGCTGCACCTGTGCAACGACAGTTTCGGATCCGGAGGCGACGGCAGCGTGACCAAGCCCACTCTCGCGCTATTTACGCAGCGCTTGCCATACGGCCTCAAGAATCTTCCCCGAGGCCTCGTCGGGATGACATCGGAAGCCACATGCCGAAAGTATCAACATCTCATTGCCTCGCCAAAGACCGTGCCGATTGCGTATCCACAATCCGAGACCGAAATGCATAAAATTTAGATGATCCTTGTTCGTGACCATCATTTCGGGCTTTTCGTACGGAGTAATCCGCGGCAGAATATCGCGTACGACTTCTTCCACTGTTACCGGCCAGTTTTCTTGATTGAGCAAAAATGGGTCCGTTTTAATCTCAGGAGCCGTCATCCACACAGTTATCAAGAAGACCGCGAAAAGGAGCAGAAAGCTGCTGCACACCAATTTCATGCGGCGGCTGCTCGATCCTGTATTTTCCAGACCGAGCATTCCAAAATTCCTTACCCTCTGGCGACCTTAGCTAGGGACTACAATGCCCCGCCATCGCCGATGGCGGTATCTTTATAGCGTTAGTTTTTTCTAGTCATCAACAAGGCGTTCCACGACCCGCACCTGTGACACTCCAGTCGAGGTCATGAATCCGCATCTTACTGCTTAGCAGTTTTGTTGGGTTCGCCCTTTGACTTGTGTCATCCAACTCGGCGAGGCGCTCGATTAGTCTGATGAGCTTAACGGTTTGCCCCATTTGGAATAACCTCCTCGACCATTCGGGTGCAGAATGGACTGTCCTGGTGTCAAGCCGTCGAAGACGGCGGCTACGCTACGCCAACCCGCCCTTCTATGACCGTACCGACATTGCGAGAAGTTCTGCGTCCGTCAGCCTCTCTCGCGGCTCTTTTGACACGTTGAATGCAAGTGCTGCAGGATTTCCCTGAGCGTATCGCCGAACGTCCACGGAGATTGGGAATACATCGTCGACGCCTAGGTCGAGGAAGCGAGCAAGCGCCTCTGGACCTTGAACCACGAAGTCGTGATCGTGGTACCGCGCAAGAAAAAACCACTTGCCACCGCGTTCGATCGAGAGAGCCAGGAAGTGTTGGGTGCCGCGCAGGTTTGTGACGTCGACATTTCCGATAATTGCCCATACCTGCAAACCATTGGCGAGGCGAACCTGAGTACCTACTATACTATTGTCGAGGCTCTTAACCGGAATCTCCTTGACCGGCCCGACGAATGTCTCGCCAATTTCATCGTCGTTCAGATACCCCCACACAGGATGAGCCTTGAGGTCGGCCACCGTCAGCGATTCAACCGGCTTGATGTTCTCGATCATGGCGCTGGAAACCCGTTTTTAAGTAACGCATCATAGAGCGTCGTGCCGTGCTCTGCATCGAAATTTTTGGTGTACGCCGCAAGTTTTTGGAGTGCCTGCTGCCTCTCTGTCGGACCAAGGCTTTCGTAGTGGGCCGTTCCCCGCTGCTTCGGCAGATGTGCGTCCAACCCGCTGTGGAACGCGTAATGCAGGGATTTCGGCAGCGAGACTAGCTTCTGGTTGACGGCACCGCCCAGGTACTTCGGCCATGGGTGATGACCCTCTTCGGCGACGCCGCGCGCGACGCCCTTCGCGCCCGGTATCATTCCGGCCGCGGCCTCCAAAGCTCCGGGAAGATCGTCGCGGCGCTTCGCATCAATCAGGTCAAGCGCCGAGCCGACAATGCCAAGCGGGGTCAAGCCAAGCACGTTACTAACCCGCGAGGTTAGATCGTTCGCGGTGTACGGTTTCATGCCGAGACCCATCAACGCATCGGCCACGGTGTTGCCGATGTGCTGCGTGGGCGTGTAGGTCGCTGGCTTCAACTCGCCGAACGGCTGATTAAAACGCGACCAATCAAAAGCGAAGTTGTCGGGAGGGGATATCGGCGTTGCCGCTGGATTATATCGCGGACCAGACGCGGGAAGACCGTTTGCGGGCTCCGAATCTGGATCATAGGACTCACCAGATACTACTGTCTGGACATTGTTGACCGGCGGACCGACACCCGGCCGACCAACTCCCGATGCCAGTTGTTGCGGCAGACCTCCGGGTTGGGACTGTGCCTGTTGAATCATGTTGTCCGCACTGAACGGATCATGATCAACTGGAACGAGCGAGACGTCTCCGAAATCCGGCTGATGGTCCACCGGCACCAAGGAAAAATCAGGCATGATGGACGACCATCAGAAATTTGCCGGGCCGCTTCGGGTCTGGAACATAATGGTGGCCGTCTTTGGCTTTCCGCGCACCCGGCGGATAAGAGCCCGGCGTCCTCTGCGCTTCCGTCGCGGCCTTCAGATGCGCATCCAGCACCGCCATTTTGGCGTCGAGCTCGGCCTTGATCCTGGCCAGTTCGATCGCGGCCTGCGTCTTGATCTGCTGATGGATGGCGTCGCTCTGCGCCTTCTGTTGTGCGATCTGCGCCTGATGCGCGGCTATTGCCTGATCTGTCTGCGCCTTGGCCTGAATCTGCAACAGCTTTGGATCGGGCGGTGGCGAAGGCGGCGGCGCCGGCGGATGCAACAATTGGCCGGTCTGCGGATTGATCGCGCCGGGATCGTTGAAGAACTTGTCGGGGTTCTTGTGACCCATGATCCGCGTGATCTCGGCCGCGGTATTGTAGAGCTGGGCGTCGCCGACCAGATTGGCCTTGCCGCCGGCCACGAGCTTCTCCTGGATATTGGCCAGCGCCATCGCTTGCGCGAACTGCTGCGCCTTGCCGCCGGAGCCGAGCCCCACATTGATGGTCATGTCATTGCGGGTCTTCCAATTGCGGGGATCGACATTGATCCACGCATTGCGCAAGCGCACCGTTTCCGACTGCTGGCCGTGTTTGCGGATCGTGCCATGCAGCAGCGCAAAAATATCGCGCACGCCTTCCGCCATGATGCGGGCGATCAGCTTCATCCGCATCTGCGAGGCATTGAAGACCTGCGCCACCGCGGTGGCAGATTGATTCTGCAGCGCGTTGGCGTCGATGCCTTGCGTCTGCTTGCCGACGCCGGTGCGTGTCTCCAGTTCAGCATCGAGATATTGCAGCATCGGATACACCGACGAGGTGATATCCGGCACCACCTGCCAGTTCAGCCCGCCCGCCGTCTTGGTGCGGACCACCCCGCCCGGGCGCGACACCAGCAGATCGTCGAGCGTATTGGGGCCGGCGTTGCTTTCGGCGACTTCCACCCGCGGGTTGTTGTGCAGATAGAGATTGTCCAGCGCGCCGCGCTTGAGCGCGGTTTTCTCCCGCTGCAGCGGCATCACCAGATCCGCGATCGAGCGGCCGAAGAAGCGGTGCGTCATTGGTACCGGCGTGGTCGCCGCAAACGGGATCGCATCGAATGGTTCGACGCAATCCTTGCCATCCTTGCGCAGGATTTCTCCCTGATCGCCGCCTGATATGACCTGGTAGAGACACGCCCGCCCGTTGCCCTCGTAATCCATCCGGATGTAATGTTCAGTGATGCAAACCAAACGCGCCGCCGAATTCACCCCGCCGGCCGAGTTGCCAAAATGCTCTTCCACAGTATCGCGGGCTAACGTCTCGATCTCGGTATTGCCAGTATAGTCGCCGAGCGATTTGATTTGGTCTTAGTCGAACCCTTCCGCGATCAACTGGCTTTCTGTTTTGGTGACGACCTCGTGGAAACAATAGTTGCAAGTCTTAATATCCCGCGCGCCACGCTCGATGCCGAACTCCTCCGGCGGCACGCCGAGCACCCTCGCCTGGGCGAGCTTTCGCGTGGTGACGATGGTGACGTCGTGGGTAACGGGCGCCGTCATCGGTGGCGCTGCCTGCATGTGGGGGACAACCGCTTGCGCGGTGTAATTTCCGGCGCTGGCTTTCATCAGCTCGTGGCCTCCGATTTGTGCTGCCCGTTATGGACGGTATGCGCTGTTATTTTCATGGCCCCGTCCGACATCTCGACGGCTTGCGCCAGCAGCGCGAACTGATCATCGGTCAGATCGTAATAGGTCTCGCGTTCCTCTTCCTCGCGCTCCTCCCACCACACCTTGACGATGCCGACCTTCGACAGCAGCGCATCCTTGATGAAGGAATACAGGATCATGAAGCCGGGGTTTTGCTGCATGAAGACATGATTGACGTAGTCGGTCTCTTGGGCGGCCGCCGCTTCATCCTCCGGTCCGACCGGCTCGAACCGGACCACTTCATCGGAGCCGGCAAAGATATCCATCAAGTTCGGCATCAGGCCTTCGATAGTGTCGGCAACGTCGGTCGAAACCGCACGCGAACGCCCATCCTGCGCGGGCATATCGCTTGACATATCGCCGAGGTAATAATCCATCGCATCGGCACGATCCTCGGCGAGCTGCGCGGCCGAGATAGCCGCCAGGGCGCTGGCCTTCTCCGAAGCCAGCATGGATTTGAGATTGGACGCGGACATTTTAGGCATTGGGTTTCTTTCGGGTCACGGTCGCGACTGCGCCTCCCGCGAGATTCCGGGCGGATGACGATGCGGTCCAAGGTTCGGGTCAGCGCCTATAGAGCGGACTGAAGATCGGCGGCACCTGAAATTGCATGGGATCGTCAGGCTCAACACCCGCCAGGGAAGCGATCCATTTATCAATATTGCCGTAGGCCAACGCGTAGTTTGACGGCGTGAAGGGTGGCGGCGGTTTGGAAGGATCGAAGGCGTATGCTGGCGAATTGTCGACGCTGGATGGCGCTGGTAAAGCTGCCACGGATGCCGGACCACCGGAAACGGCGGTCCTGTGTTTCTCCAGCGCAGGCAAGAACGCAGAATCGGCGTCGCCGAAACTGCGCGCCGGGACTGAGCCCCAGTCTCCGTAGCGATTGTTGAACGATTCCGATCGATCGGGAGGATGAACTTCATTGGGCGGGACCAACGGCGCCGCAGGCGCGCTGGCCACGTTCGGTAGGTTGCCAAATCGATTGCCGGCATTGACGCCGAGGCGCTGCAAGTACTGTTGATATTCTTGAAGCAAAGCTGGAGGAGTTGGATTGGGGTCGACCGGGCCTTGCTGATCCCAGAAAGCGGTTGGATTTAATATATTCCCAGCCGGGTCCTTCAATTGATAGTGGACGTGTTGGTCATTCGTTCCTGCGTTGCCCATCGTGCCGATTAACTGGCCGGCGACAACAGGATCACCCACCGTCACGTGTTGACGATCGGTATGAAGTATTTCGTGAGAAAGGCCGTTCGCATCCCTGATCGCTATTGTCCCAAACTTGTCTCGCCCAGCTTTCGTAATGGTGCCGGACACGGGCGCGCGCAACGCTGGATGGCTTAAATTGAGTCTCGCATATCTCCCGCCGATGTAATTGAAATCGACGGCTCGATGTGGGATCGATGAACCTAGGGGCCTACCCCCCACCTCTCCATACGGACTGGTGATGTGGGGTAGTACTCCGCCAGCCGGAGGCAGTACCCGCTGCATGATGTTTTGCCACGACATTTCCGGACTTTCTTCTGGGTTTTTGTTTAAATGCGAGGTGCTGAGCCCTGCACACTTTCTGCAAACCAGACGCGGCCACCGCTTACCTTGGTTGAAAGGCCGGCCAGAACCCCTGGTTTGCAGAACCTCATCGCCCAAACTCCGTTGATCGATCTAAGGCTGATGAAGTAGTATCTGCAGCAAAACTCGATTAGATCGGTGACTGTGCGAGCTAAAAATAGCCGCTGATGCTGGAGAACGTCATTGGAATTCAAACAGAAGAACCGGCGTATTTTTGCGCAAACTGGTTGCAGTCTCACGTGCCTGTTAAGCGTATCTGTAGTGGCCCTTGCGCAGGAAAGCGCCAAGCCTGCGACGGAGAAATGGCGTCCGAAAGACGGCGTTTACGCAGGGTCCACCAAATTTGACGACAAATGCCGGGACGCCCCCGATCTGTACCTCGAGCTGGCGAAAAAGTCGCTTAGCGCCGGCGGCGAGGAGTCATGCAAGATCGTCAGGCTCACCGACACCGCCCCCGGGGCTATTACCCTGGATGCAACCTGCACCGACATTGAAAGGGAAACGCCATACAGGAAACTCATCCTTCTGAAGAAGATAGACGAGAGAACGATATTTTGGCAGGCGACCACGGATGCGAGATTGAAGTTCGCTTATCCTGGCGTGCGAGTTTCGTATTGCCCCGAAGATCTGCAGCGCATGCCCATCGAGGAAAAACCAAGCTAATCAAAACGCCAGTCAGGATCGCAACCGATCAGCCGTATGTAGTCCGGTGGAATCTGCAGCTCACACCCACCCCTGCTCCGCATACCGGATCGCGCGATTAAAATTCCCCGCCCGCCCCGGCTCCTCATAGCAAATCGCCATCAGGCCCAGCGCATCCGCGGCATGGCTGGACCAATCATGCTCCGGCCCTAACCCGACGTTCCGGGTCTCGTCCTTCCGCTCATGATAGAATCCGATGGCGTCCCTCCCCGGCTCGGTGGTTTCCTCGTTCCACCAGATCTGCGGACCGAGCCGGCGCAACGCCTCGATGCGCATCATCGCCGCACCCTTGCCCTGGTTCTTTACCGGCGGCTCGACCCGAAAGCCGGCGTCGCGCAGGTGATCTTCGTAGCGCTTGCCGGTAATGTTGTTTTCGTTGACGCCGTCATGCGGCAGATGGAGGATGGCGTCCTGATAGCCGCGCGTGCGCAGCCAGCTGACGTGAAATGCCAGCACCTGGCCGACCGACTCGTAGTAGTCGAGCACGCGGATCTCCTGCCCCACCCACTGCACGATCCAGATAGTGAAGGCGTCGGCAAACGCACCGGCGCCGCCGATGTCGATAAAGGCGCGCAGCGGCAGCAGGGGATCGGCGGTGACTTTGCCGATCCGCCCTTTTGCCTTCGCATCGGAAAGCATCGCAGCGAAATATGCACCCTCGAAGGCGCCGACGTAATCGCCTTCCCAAATGTGATCATAGCGATCGGGATAGAGCGACAGATCGAGTTCGCGTTCGTCTTCGAGCACGTCGGGAAACCAGGGATTGTCGCGCCAGTTGGCCTTGACCACGATCGCGCCTGTCGGTTCGCGCCGCCGGAAGAAATCGTCTATGGCGTCACTTCGCCTTCCGATTGCGTGATCTGCGGCAGCGATTCGTTGGAAGAAGACTTAGGTGCCTCCATAATATTAAGGAAGCCGCAAATCTCGCGCTCATCGCCGTATTTCAGAAACGCAGTCATTTTTTGCGGGGATGGTATTTGTACCGGCTCTTCGACTTGCATCCGCCCGACCACTGTCGCAAACGGAAGCCCTCGCTCTTCAGCTCTTGCTAGCGTCCGACTGATCATTTCTGCTGGCATCGGCTCTCGGCTTTCGTCGATGACGACACCATCGGAAAGCTCCATCTCCAGTGAGATTGGCTTGTCGAACTTCATGCCAACCGCGAGTCTTATGCGAACATAAACTGTCAATCTCCGGATAGAGCCGGGGGTCGAGGGAATTACGATACTATCGGACATTACGCCGATAAGTGTAGTTTTCCCACTAGCTTCGCGACGCACATCTTCACAAAAGATGGCAAACGCACTGAGCCCGTCCATCAAGCCGCCGTTTCTAGTTCGAACAATGAATCGTCTTGCGATGCGAATTCTTCGCCCGCCTCATTCAACGAATAGTCGATCTTAGTCTTGAGTGGACTAATGTTTTGACCTTCTGCGACCGCTTGTTCTGGAAACTCTATGACCGCAGTTCGTCCAAAAGCATTGGCCAATTCCGCAACCCGGCCGAGAGTCATGTCCTTTGCTCCTCGCAATTCACGATTGATTACGGAACGATGAACTCCAATTGCTGCGGCTACTGCACTTTGCGTTAGCCCGCGCTTTTTTTGTTCTTCGGCATAGGCCTTTTGAAGCTTACGGCGTACACTGTAAACGAAGCGACCCGCTGCACGTTTTGTAGGACTAAGAGTAATTCGAAACGACGGCATTTGGATCTGTTCCTGCGATGAATTTGGGCTCGTTCAATTCGAGTTGATTTCTGAAGTGGGCGGTCTCTCCGGCCAGCCCGTAGTAGAGGTTGTGTTTTTTCACATGGTCGGTAAATTCAGCCCTCCACCCAACAAAACAGTCACGGACGTGAAACCAGCCAAAGAGCCTGAGGTCAGGAGTCTTCAACTCCCAAATTCCATCTTCGACATGTTGGATAGGGTGAAATTGTGGACCGTAGTAAAGCGTCGCACCTGAGCAAAACTCTTCGACGAGCGCGTCTAGCTGTTGCGTAGGGTCCACCTCAACCTTCCAGACCGATTGTAGATCTGGAAGGTCATTTGCAATCCACTGGGCCAAGCGCGGGGACATGTAGATCATGCGCCATTCCTGCTCGTTGGCCTGCAATTGCGGGTCCAATTTGAACAGCTTCTCTGCATCACTTAACTCTATTAGTGTTGCCATATAAGTCAACAACTCATATTCGCAATGCTTAACACGAGTCGAAAAGTAACAACCACTCTACTTAGCCGCGCGGGAAAGGGAACCTAGAAAAGTAAATGGGCTACCCCCGGCGCCCCTCAGGACAAACAGTGAACATAATCGATTTTACTACCTTTTCACACCCACCCCTGCTCCACATACCGGATCGCACGGTTGAAGTTCCCCGCCCGTCCCGGCTCCTCATAGCAAATCGCCATCAGGCCCAGCGCATCCGCGGCATGGCTGGACCAATCATGCTCCGGCCCTAACCCGACGTTCCGGGTCTCGTCCTTCCGCTCATGATAGAATCCGATGGCTTCCCTCCCCGGCTCGGTGGTTTCCTCGTTCCACCAGATCTGCGGACCGAGCCGGCGCAACGCCTCGATGCGCATCATCGCCGCACCCTTGCCCTGGTTCTTTACCGGCGGCTCGACCCGAAAGCCGGCGTCGCGCAGGTGATCTTCGTAGCGCTTGCCGGTAATGTTGTTTTCGTTGACGCCATCATGCGGCAGATGGAGGATGGCGTCCTGATAGCCGCGCGTGCGCAGCCAGCTGACGTGAAATGCCAGCACCTGGCCGACCGACTCGTAATAGTCGAGCACGCGGATTTCCTGCCCGACCCACTGCACGATCCAGATCGTGAAGGCGTCGGCGAAAGCACCGGCGCCACCGATGTCGATGAAGGCGCGCACCGGCAGCAGCGGATCGGCGGTGACTTTGCCGATCCGCCCTTTTGCCTTCGCGTCGGAAAGCATCGCGGCGAAATACGCGCCTTCGAAGGCGCCGACGTAGTCGCCTTCCCAAATATGATCATAACGCTCGGGATAGAGCGACAGATCGAGCTTGCGTTCGTCTTCCAACACATCGGGAAACCACGGATTGTCACGCCAGTTGGCTTTGACGACAGTTGCGCCTTGCGGCTCGCGCCGCCGGAAGAAATCGTCGATGGCGTCGCTCTTCCGGCGGGGATTCCAGCTGGCCCACAGCTCTGAATTCTCGGCCCGGATGGTTGGGCGCAGCAACGAGAGACTGCGCGCACTCAAGGTTTGCGCTTCATCGACCCAGGCAATCCGAAAACCCTCCAGCGATTTGATTGACTCGGATGTGTGGGCCTGCATGCCCCTGAAGATGATCATGCCGCCACCGGGGGTCTCAATGCGGTCGCTGAAACTCTTGAAGCCGTGGCCGAGGCCGAGCGCGCTGATCTTGCTTTCGATCAGCCGCTTGGAGGACTGCGCCAGCGTCCTCTGCGCTTCGCGAATGCAGACCGCCAGCATGCCTCTTTCGGCCTGACATATCTCGACAAGCATCTCTCCGAAGAAATGCGATTTTCCCGAGCCGCGGCCGCCCCAAATTCCCTTGTAGCGCGCGGGTACTAGCAGCGGCTCGAAGATTTTAG